CCGACCGATAGGCGAAAGTCTCATTCTCATACATCATCGATAACAGTGCGAAGGAAATGTCCCTCACCCCAACTTCATAGCCGCTACTTTTGCAAGCATCAATTATACTCAGTATCTCTTCATCTTTTATCATAGCTCAAGCCCATAAATGTTCATCATATATACTGTTGGTGGCTTCACTATATTCATAGTCGCCCTCATCCTCGACATAGGTTTCATCCAACTCTTCGCCGTAAGGAAAACGCAACACGGGGAACATGCGCATAGCGCAAGGGTCAAGAAGGTCCATAGAACGATTTCGGCCTAACATCTGATTCATCTCTTTCTTAGAGAAGAGAGCCTTCTTGCCTGATGGCATATCGCGGAAACGGACCACCAGACATTCTTCTACAAACTCCTGTCTAATGGTTATCGGGGTCTTGAAGTTTTGATGCTCATAGAGTCTTTCCGAAACGCTGTCTGCAATTGAGAAATTTCTTCTCTTGATGGCGTTTACCAGACGTATATAGCATTCATCTTTCAGCTTATTGGCTGTACGACCATATAATCCCATCGTGGCGTGGCCAGAAATGAATGGTATTGCATCCTCTATGTAGTCATTGATATAACGGCCTCGCACAGCATCATAAATGATATGAGAATCGGGCACTCCATGAGATGCAGCGAACATAGCAAGATGCTCAGCGTTCATCTTAGGTGTAGAATGTGTCATTATATCAATATCCTCAAGATTGAAACCGTTCCAGAACATTGCAATGTAGTTATCCGTTCCGGTGTCAGCAAGGTCGCATGTAACCCATTTATCGCCATTGACCTGTGGGTCGTTGTTAAACACTGCCTCAGCCAAATCGGTAGTGATTGGAGCATCAAGTTCATCATCAGGCGATACATTCCAGTTACCTTCAAGAAGCTGTTGTGCGTTTCTGCCGCCCATGACAGCTACAGAGCCCACATATCCGTCATTATTCTGCAACATAGCCTTATTCTCGGACATACGACCGAGATAGAATGCAAATGACTTGACGATGTCCTTATAAGTGGCATTACCTTCGGCTCCATTGATTCGATAAAGAACTCTGTCTATAGCGACACGTGCTTTATCGTAAACCTCTTCCTTACTATCACCCCAGACAACATCCTCTACACGCTCACCGTTAATGAAGAAATACCTCACCACACCATCGCGGTCAGGGATGATAAAACCGTCTGCTCCGATATACCAATCACAGAATTTGCGGAGCCAATGGTTTCGGTCCGGGTTGGTAGTCATACGCACCTTACCGGTCCATTTTGCCCTTCCACGGTTACGAGTATATATCGCTGTGAAACACTCCCATGTGAAACCTGTACCCTCATCGAAATAGATAAAGTCGTACTGACGGCCTTTGAAACGCTGCAACACCTTGTCACGAGACTGTTCGGAAACGTGTGTTACATCTATCCTGGCTCCTGACGGAAAATCTACGCGAGGTTCTCCACTCTCTACTATGGTGCAACCATCTCCATAGACCTCCTTAAAAGTATCAAGAATACCACCGGCAGCTTTGGTATCGCCGAGGTTGTTACGGAGAAAAAGACCTCTGAAATTGGGGTCCTCAGAAGGCTCCGCAACAGCCAGCACCGAGGCAAACGTTTTGCCGGAACCGAGGCAGGAACCGCCCACAGCGAAGTCCACATTGGACCTTACAAAGCGTTCCTGAAAGCCAGGTTGGGGACGTATAATTCGTTTTGGTGCTGCCATTTCTGATGCCTTTTCGCGCAAAAATAGGTATATCGTATGCGCGTATGAAGTTGATTTATATAAAAAGAACTTCATAGTGTAGTTTTAATAAAATAATATCATTTTCAGTGTTATTTCTAAGCATATATATTTGCGGCAAATCGAACTTTAACTTATTTGATTATGAAGTTTACGAAAGAACAGGCTTTTGAAAAACTCAAAGCCATTCTGACTAACGACGGCAAGAAACCCTTGCGTATGTCAGAGCAGTCAATCAACAAGCAGTTAGATACCCTAATGCCGTTGATTGCGAGTGATGAAACCGAGTTGGATGATTTCGTTGAAAAGGTGAAACCCTCCTTTGAGACTATGAACGGGAACGCCGAAAAAGACCGGTCTGATTTCATTGAAGATTGGAAAAAGAAGCACCCGGAACAGCAGCAGCAACAGCAGCAGCAACAGACGAAATCAGACAATCCCGAGGTACAGGCCCTTATGGACCGTGTAGCTGAACTTGAGAAGGATAAGAAGGAAAATGCCACGAAAGCTGCAATAGCAGCCAAGAAGAGCGAACTTCTTACAAAACTCAAGGAGAAGGGGATAACTGATAAGGACTGGTGCAATGCAATGGTCAACGAAATCTCTCTGGATGAGAACACCGATGTAGATGCAAAAGCAACTAACTTGCTGAACCTCTACAACAAGAACAAATCCACGTACACACCCAAGACCCCGGGCTCTCCATCCGCCGGTGTTGATAAGGATGAGTTTGAGGATGTCAGGGATGCACGTAAGCAGGAGCTCGGAATCAAGGATGGTCAGTAATCCTTTCGTCAGCACATAAGAGAGTTTTCAACTAATTATCAACAAAAATCTATCTGTTATGGATATTGAAAATTTCAGAAAAGGTATCTACAACGGCAGAGTGCTTTTGCAGCAGTCTGGTGAGATTGGCGGACTCCGTCAGGTGTTCGTTAAGCTCCAGGGTAGCAAGAACGAGCTTGTTTTCCCGACCTTCGGCTGCCGCTTGATGAACCCCTTCAAGGGTCACGCCAAGTTCTTTGCTGGTGATTTGGTTGAGTATCGTATGGATGGTACAGGCTTTATCCTCAAGACCTATGAGGTAGCTGACGATGTTGCCAACAACGCAACAACCGTTTATATCGTCCGTAACGGTTATCGCCATATCCCGTTCGTAGGTGACGTTCTCATGGTGGCCCCTGATGCCCTCGGTGGTACAGGTAAGGCAGTTACCGTGTCAGCCGTCACAGCAACCACAGCTACCATTGGCGGACATTCCGTTGACGTTTGGCAGCTTACCATCTCCGCAAACTTCGGTGCAGCCGTATCGAAGGGTGCTATCCTGGTTGAAGCAGTTGAGGCCGGAGCAAGCAAGGCTATGCTTGTTTCCAACCCCAATATGTTCCTTCCCTGGGATTTGGAGTGCATCTTTGACCCTGCCGCTACTGGCGTATCAGGCGACGATGACTATGAGAAGGCTAAGTACATGTTCTCGCCCATTATCGAGGCTGTTGCATACATCCACAAGATGTCGCCTCTGCCCGAGTGTGTGAAGGCACTGAACGGAAGCCGCGTTACAGGTTGGTTCGCACTGAATGCCCTCCAGGGCAACGGCGCAAGCGCAGCTATGACCAACTTCTACACTAAGAGTGCAGCAGATGCTAAGTTCGCTGAGAAGGCTGATTCTCTTGAAGGCTATGGCATTACCGATGCTTACACGAAGGATGCTGCCGATGAGAAGTTCGCTGAGAAGGCTACAACCCTTGCTGGTTACGGTATCACCGATGCAAGTATCAACACTGGTACTCGCACAGTAACTCTCGGCGAGAACTCAATCGTCGTTCCTTCTGAGTAATCCACTTTTAAAGGATAACTACTATGGCAAAGTACGATTTTAATAACAGCAGATACGCACGCCTGTTCAGTGACAGCGATGTGCGTTTCCTCCAGACCTACATTGACAAGGCTGCAATGCTGGAGGTTAATCATGGTTGGTGGATGACTCAGTTCAAGAAGGCTGGTCAGGCAACTCCTACAGCAGATGACGGAACTGCCACCTTTACCGTGAAGGCTCGTAAGCTGGAGGTTGCTCCGCTTATGGACATTCGTGACCGTCTCGGCGACTCCATGCCGCTTGACAATGAGGGTCTGGCATTCTACAGTGCTACTGTACCAGACTTCATTGCTCCGGGCATCGTAGAGAAGGCCACCGAGCGTTTGAGCAAGGAGCAGATGTTTGAAGAGTTCGGAAACGACCGCGACATCCTTCTGGCATGGACCCAGAAGCTCCAGGAGCGTTACGATTCAGCTAACAGCACTCTGACTTATATGGGTGCCAAGCTGATGTCTGAGGGTAAGATTTTCTATGATGGTGGTCGTGGTGCCCACATGCCTCTGCATAAGGCAAACATCCCCACAGAGAACTTCAAGAAGGCTGGTGCCGTTGTATGGACTGATACCGAGAATTGTAAGCTCATCGACCAGATGGCTAAGATTGAGGATGATTTCCGCAATGCAACCGGTTATGAGGGACCTCTGGTATGGAAGATACCTCTGGCTATGTTCCGCTCATGCTTCAAGCCCAACGCACAGGTTCGTCAGTGGATTCTTGACAGCGTGAAGGTCAACAATGAGCCTATCACCTCCAACTTCGTTTATGATGACGATACCATTCTCCGCTTCCTTGCCAAGAACGATACCATCTCTCCCATTGAGATTGTCAAGGAGAAGGAGCGTAAGCTGAACATGGATTCTGACACTATGGTTAACGGTTGGAAGCAGAACATCGCTGTGCTCTGCCCGACTGGTTTCGTAGGTGAGGTCCAGTACACCGACCAGCTTGAGATAACTCTGTCAAAGAAGTATGGTTCAAAGCTCATAACCAAGAACTTCGCTTCATTGCAGCAGGGTC